TTCATTACCAATCATGTTCAAGTAAAAAGAGTTTGTATAAGTATTATATGAAAGTATGTCCAATAGAACGGACATATTACTTCCTTCAAAATCATAATCTTTAAAAATATCTTGTGATTTAAGATATGTTTTTAACTGAGTTTTGAATGAAGCAAAGTCAAGATTGACTAAATTTATACTGTTATTTGCCATTATCGAACTCTTGATAGTTGAACGGTGAAAGATACAGGCTGTTGACTATTTGAGATGAAAAACTTAATAGTAACTACTAATAAATTTTGTTCTATATACGGAGTTACTATTACTTCTAAAAGTCCAGCTCTTGGTTCATATCTTTGAATAGTATTTTCAATTACTGTTTTTAAAGCAGATACTGATGCTGGAGTGAGTGGTTCAAAAAGTATCTTGTTTATCTCACAACCAATGTCTGGTTGGAATAGTCTTTCATATTTATTCGTAAATAAAAGATTCCTAATGGATCTAATTACAGCTTTTTCATTGATGTTTTTTACTAATTGCAAATTATCCGGATGAGCATCCAGATTCACAAAAAAATCACTGAAATATTCAGTTTTTGGAAATACTGTAGTTTTTCTATCGGGAAAAGATATATCCATAGTAGTTCTTTTTATTCCTATTTATACCCGCGGAATAGCAGAAGCAACCACACTCGTTGCTTCATTTACCGCATCTTGAACAGTTGGAATTGGAATACATATTGGAGAAAATATAGCTTTAATTATATCACCAATCACGGGTAAACTTGTAATAAAATCCCATATTGTCTTATACAGAAAATTGTAAATTGAATCAATCATATTATTAACTTGCATCAGCAATTCAACACTCATCATTTTCACCGTATTAAACATATTGTCTATTGCTTTAAATAGCCATCCCGTAAGACTGCCAAAAGATAATCCATTTAGTAGATCAGAAATTTTCATTCCAAAATTCATCATTTTTCTAGCAAGAGACATCACCTCATTAAATCCTCCTATTACCATATTCTTTAAATCAATGGCTTTAGCAATTGCAAACAATTTAATTTTTTCATAAAGCTTATTGACTATTTCACCAATAGATGGAACTTGAGGAAGAGTAAAACTAAATAAGCCTAAAGATATGCTATCTAAAAAGTCAGTAAGTATACCTACCAAATCCATGATTGGCTTTAAAATAATGTCTTTGTATTGTTTTAGAATCATTTGAAAGATATTAGGTAAAGAAATGTCAGGAAGATTCAAATCAATATAAAATGGTTTTGGAACAAAACTCCAAAGAACATCTAAACCATTGTCAATTGCTTCTCGTATTGCTTTGTAGATTTCTTTAGGAGATATTCCGCCAACAATAATATCGTAAATGGATATTCCTAATCCTAAAATCTTTGGAAAGAATGAACGAAAAAGATTACTAAGCCCAACAAAATCAAGTATCTTTTTAACGCCTTTAATGATTAGATCAAAAAAAGACATATCATTTAAATGTGATAGTAAATGACAAACTTCCATGTTAACGCTGCTGATATAAGATCTAGTTCTTTCAACTAAATTACCTGCAGCATCAACAATATCTTCAACTGTCGAGAACATCTTTTCTTGGAGGGTTCCAATGATGTCTGGAACTACAATTCGTGAGAACAGAGGAGGATGCGTTAAACTATCTTTGATTTGATCATATAAAGAATCAAACCCACCAAATGGTCCATTCATACATACGATAACCATATCAACCTCCGTTTATACTTACTTCAGGAGCTTGAAGTGTTATCTTAGTATCTGAATAGATTTCTGCTTCTCCTTTTACGATGATGGTCGACTTACCTTCAACGAAGACTTTTTCATCTTTAAGAGTAACGTTTGTATTGTTACCTTTAATATGAGTAGCCTGACTGCCATCTGCGGAAATCTCAATGTATGTTCCAGATGAATGATAAATGTGAATTCTATTTGCACCAGGCGTATCATCAAATTCAATAGTGTGCCCAGATATAGTTCTCATTACATGATTGTAAGGATACTTAGCAGCATATGTTGGTTTTGGTTCTTTGAACGTTACGCCAGGGTTAGCAGAACTTTCATAATCAATTTGCGTTTTTGGTATGTCATTTACTTCTCTAGCAAGAGCATTGACATCACTCAAATTTGGATCATTGTTATTGTGTTTAGAAATTGATCCAATTATCATTGGAATATTTCCTTCAGTTCCTGTTAAAAAGAAACCAAAAACTTGTGATCCATTGAGAAGTCCGTTAGGCGAAATTCCAATGCCATAATAACTTGCGCTTTGCACTGGGCTTATTGGTCGAGCCCAGATTAAGTTTTCAGTATAGATTCCATCTTGTAATGCAGGAATTCTTACTTTAGCCCTACCTAGTTTTAGAGGATCATTGATGTCTTCAACAGTACCTATGAACCATCGAAGAAGTCCATTTCCTCCCAAATCATTTAAACTATTCATAGTATAGTTTCTCCATATGCTGGTCGTATTAACTCTAAAGACATACGATATGAAAATGAAGCATTTCCTTGAACGCTTATCATATGTCTAATCTTTGAAATTAGAAATTTCCCAGACATATATTTACTATAGTTAACTTTTTTCATATCTTCTACATCACTACTTGCTACTGGCAACTGCAAATCAACTGTGTCTCCACATGTCAATGCTGCATCACCATACACATATATTCTCGTTATATTACTTGTGCATAAATTAATATAAAAATCTCTTAAAGGTTGTTCATATGAGAATGTTTCACCTTGAGTAGAATCCCATACTGTATACACCGTGATTGCTGGATTTTTACTATTATCAGTAATGAACGTAGAAAGATGAGGAGAAATATTGACTCCAGCGCCTCTAAGGAATGCTTCAACGTTTGGTTTAGTTACAAACTCAGTTACAACTCCAGTCGCAATGTCTAATCGTTTATGAACAGTATGTAAACCACCTGATGCAATGATGTCTGTTGCGTTATCTTGAACTATTCCCTGATAACCTAATATGTTTCTAAATCTTGCAACTGATGGATCATCACCTAATTTAAGAAAAAACTTAGCATCTGCCGGACCTTTGATATTGCTTATCAACCATTCAAGCGTCACAAAATGAAACCCATGTACATTTTCAAAGAAAAGAAAAGTATTGGATATATATGATTTAGATATTGCTTTCTTTCTTAAGAAATCTATTGCTTTTAACGGTTTGAGATTTAGAACTTGAATAGACTGAGTGCCTTTAGTATTATCTACTGATACTTTTTTATTGGAGTTTAAATATGTTTTTACAAATCGAGGAATTGCTTTAGAGATCTCTTCTCCAGTAATTGCTTCTGTCACAACTTGGTTTGAATGTTGAATAACTTCTTCGCTTAAGCACTGTAAAACATATTTAGAAGTTTTAAGTTGATTGTCATATGTACGTAATCCAATCTCATTTACAATAAATTTTCTTTTCACACTGCCTTCAAGCTTAGGAGTAGAATATTCCATTTCCAAAAATACTTTTTGTCTAAGTAATGGAAAAGTTTCAATGATATTGATCTGATCAATCATTTGAACATCGCAACTTACAAGCGCATTGAATATTGATTCATAAATGTCAATGCTGGAAACTTGAGAGATTATACTTTGTTTAGTTTTTCCATCATAAGATATGACATTAATTGCAGTTATTAATATGTCATAATTTAATTCATTATTATTAGCCATTGATCAATTGCCTAAATTGAGAACTTACAATATCGGTGTAAGCTTTATCCAGAACATTAATATTCTTTTTCTTTGTGTTTAAATCTAATTCATAATCATAATAAGAAATTGGTGTGAAGTACACAAACTCGTCGTCTGATATTGGAGTGCTTATGGTCGTTACATCTTGAACAGTTGCAACTGCGCCTGAATCATTACCAGTAATATTATTAGCATTAATAGTTCCAGTGATATGTTGTATTGTTAACATAGATGAATTGCTAAATGCAACGAAAGCTGTTCCTCCACTTGTGCTTTGAGTTACTTTTTCACCAGTAACGAAAGTGGTGTTAGTCGTTAAAGTAATATTTGCACTAATTATTTTATTTGTTGAAATCACAATATCTTCTTTAGACCTAACGTATTCATAAGGATTACCATATAGATCTAAAACAGGAGCCCAATACTTTTTACGTGAACTCGGTGTAAGATTATTATATTCAGACACATCTAAAATAGAATCATCATTATAATAATTGGTATGATAGAAAGCAATATCTCTTTGGGCCTTATGCAATGAACCATATTTCTTTTCAATGTAACGATCAAAATCAATTTGACTTAAAGAATAATCAAAATATGGATCTATTACATTATTGATATGATGTAATATCCAAACATCATCTGAATCTTGGTAATAGTCATATGCAATATGTTCAATTTTTTGTCCTTCATTCATGGTATATGGGTAATACTGAGGTGTATTACTTATCTTAACACGTGAAAAAATATTCCGTGCAAGATTATTAGCATAAGATATGATTGGAAGATTTGAAAAATATTTCATGTTTTAATTCCTAACCAAGAGTCATGCCTGGTGTTCTACGATTTAATCCTGTTGAAAAGACAGATTGTGCTTCTCTACTTTCATTTGTATATTTAGGAAAAGCTTCTTTAAATTCTTCAACCGACAGTTCTTCATTTTCAAAATCTGTCTTAAATAATGGTCTAATTTCTCCAAATACTAAACCTAATCCAATAGCGGTTGGATTTTTATCAGTATGAAATGATAATCCATAAGGAGCATAATCAATATTAATTCCAGTTAAAGCGCATTCTAATATTGGAAATTGTTTAGATAGACTATCAGGATAAAGTTTTATTTTACATAATTCTGGATATGTTAGAAATGCACCAGTCTGTGATGTTGGCTTAGATAATGTTCTTCTTCTAATTTGATTAGTAATACCTTTAATTAAACTCATTTCTTCTGCTGATTCTGGAACAAATATCCATGAAAATTGGAATGCTCTAAGTTCTGGGCCAACATAAAATGCTCCAGGAAAAGGGTTTAATGCATATCCAAGTGCACCGCTTATGCCTGCAGCTAAGTTATTTCCAAGAAGTTTAGACCCATAGGTGGCGGCGGCATAGCCAATCCCTTCAGCCACTCCTAATGCAGTGCCCATACTACCTAACTTTTTTGCAACATCTCCAGCAGAACCAAAAAAATTAGAAACAGAACTATAATCTATTTTTTGGTTTGTTCTAGTAACAGCATCTATTCCTAATCCAGTCAAACCAAAATTAGCATTCTGCCAACCTAAATTTTGTGAATCAGATAATTGTGGAGGTAAAGGTAATTGAACAATATACGTAGGCTTAAACCGAGAAGGCATAACATTACTATCACCAAAATATGGTCTTACATATTCACCAAATTGAAATTCTATTTTATAACTGCTAAAAGATAAATCTGGAGGATATGTTTCATATTGAATTCCAGACGTTTTGCCAGCATTCATTTCTTTATCAATGTTTCTAACAGGAGGTTTTGGATCATTTAATCTGTTAATTCCAGAACGATCTATTTGATCATTTTTAATTCCATCACCTACTCCACAAGAACTTAGCGTAATGGTACAATGTTTCTCACTTGTAGCTGAAGTAAATATGCCAAGGATATCTCCAACAGCTCCAGAAACACCATCAAATAAACCACCTACTGCTTTTGATGCACCATCTAATAGACTTCCTGCCGCATTAGTGACACCACCAATGACGCCATTAACCGCTTTATTTGTATAACTACTTACTGACATTTATGTTTTCCTATAAATACGATTATGAGTTATAAAGGTTACTTCAAAGCAAAATATCCAAGTAAATATAAAGGCAACCCGACTACTATTATTTATCGGTCTTTATACGAACTAAAGCTAATGACGCACTTGGATAAGAATCCAAACGTGTTGGAGTGGGCATCAGAAGAGTTCTTTATACCTTATAAGTCTCCAATAGACGGAAAAGTTCATCGTTATTTCCCTGATTTCTGGATTAAAAAAAGAAACACAGAAGGCATAATTGAAACCGTCGTGGTTGAAGTCAAACCTTATATTCAAACCATTCCTCCAGTTCCCAAGAAACAAATAGACAAACGGTACTTAACTGAAGTACAGACTTGGGGTGTAAACCAAGCAAAATGGGAATCCGCAAATAAATATTGTAATGCAAAAGGCTGGAAATTTTTAATAGCTTCAGAAAAAGAACTTGGGATTAAACTCTAATGGCAACTCCTCTTGATTGGTTTAAAGATAAAGTAGAAGAATTGAAAAGTATCTCTGCTCCTGGAAGCATGAAGCAGGGTAATATTAGAAATGGAGTAGGCCAAATGTTCTTATTTGGCTATAACCCAAAGCACGCCGCTACTCTTAAGTACTATGATACTTTGCCATTAGTGTTTCCATTTAGAATTGAAACTACTGGATTCTATGGATTAAACTTACACTATTTACCATATGCTTTAAGATCAGGTTTAATTAACAGTTTGTCTTTAAACAATAATAAGAAAGACAATACTACACGAGCCATAAATATAATGTCTGCTAGTTTCTTTGAGCCGTGCATAAAACATTATTTATTTGGTCATGTAGCATCAAAGATGATGTACATCAATCCCGATGAATGGGAAAAAGCTATATTGCTACCAATAGAAGCATTTAGAAAGTCCAACAAAACAGCAGTCTGGGCTGAAAGCAAAAAGAAATTAGGAATACGATAAATGGCAACAGGTAATGAAATTTTAGATGCAACTACTCAAAAAGCCGTAAGAGAAGATCAATTACGCGCATTATATTTTGAAGATGCAAAAACAGGAACTGGCGAAATAACCACTGAGCAATTTAGATCGGCATATGATAAAAAAGTATTTGAAAGAGGAGCAACTCCTACGCCTCTTCCATATGATCCAGTAGATCCAAATAAATTTAGAATAAGCAAATTAAAAGAAACTCTTTCAAAGGTTAATGTTCAAAAGACAAACTTATTCACTGTAACTATAAAGAATAGCAATAGATTTATAAGTAACTCACGATTTAAAGAACAAGATTTAGTATTATTATGCCACGATGCAACATTACCTGGCGTTGGTCTTTTTACTACAAACGATTATAAAAGATTTGGTGTAGGATTTCAAGAACAAGTTCCATATGGTGCTACTTTTAATGAAATCTTTTTACGATTCATAGGTGATGGTCAAGGGCATGTATTAAATTTCTTTGAGACATGGATGAATAAAATTGTAGCGTTTTCAAATGCGCATGATATGTCTGCTATGCAACCTACAACTAGCAGTGCAACTTTATGGGAACCGGGTGAAGTTGCTTATAAGAAAGAATTTCAAACCGAAGTAGTAATTGAAACATATAATACAGCCGGTGGCACTATTGACAAGTATACATTATATAAAGCTTTTCCAGTAGCTTTACGTGATGCAGAATTATCTTGGGCCGCAGAGAGTCAAAACAGTTTAATGTCAGTCATATCTCAATTTTCGTTTTTGAACTGGAAATCAGAAAGATTTGATACCGCAAATATGATTAAAGCACAACTTCCAGGATTAAATTTCATACAAAGCCTTTTAAAACTTGGTTCAATTTATTCTACCTTTTCAGCTATTGGTGTTCCTAATAGCATAGCCGATATAATTCAAACATATAATAACGTAAATATTATTGGACGTAATTCCAGAAGTATTTTTTAATTTGGAGTGAGATATGCAATTACCTAAGATTCAAACACCGATATTTAATATTGAAATACCATCTATTAAGAAGACGAAGAAGTTTCGGCCATTCCTTGTGAAAGAAGAGAAGATACTTTTGCTTGCGCAACAGGGAAATGACAGTGATCTTTTAGATGCGATTACGCAGATCATTAACAATTGTTGCTTGGAAGATCTAAACATTTCATCACTTGCCAGTTTTGATTTGGAATATATCTTTTTGAAGTTAAGAGCTAGATCTGTCAATAATCTAGTTGAACTTAAATACAAAGACAAAGAAGATGATAAAATTTATACTTTTGAAGTTGATCTAGATAACGTTGACATTATCTATGATTTAAACCATACGAATAAGATTAAAATCAATGATCAATATACAATTCTAATGAAGTATCCTGGGATTGATCTTCCTGATCAAATTAAAATGGTTTCACAGGATGATGTGTTTTATAAGATGATTGTAAATTGTATTGATAAAGTTTATAATGATAATGAAATATTTAAGATGAATGAGTACTCATTTGAAGAAGCAAAGAATTTCATCGATAACTTAGACGTTCCTACTTTTGAGAAGATACAGCATTTCTTCAATACAATGCCTAAATTACTACATAGGCTTGAATATGTCAATTCTAATGGAACTCCTAGAGTAATAGAAATACAAGGAATCAAAGATTTTTTT